GGAATGAAGCTATACATTTTAAAAGTAAAACACCTCGTTTAGAAATGTACTTAAACAGTACAAATCCTGATACTCCTGAATTACAAATTTGGGATATGGTAGATCTGTTTTGGATTACTAGAGAAGTTCCTGTTACAGTTACTCCTTACGCTATCAAATTTGATGAGAAAAAAGAAACCTACAAATATATGGTTCATACAGAAGATGGACTTCCTGATTTTAAATGGTTAGGTAAATGGGTTGACAAGAAAGTACATATCAAATTTAGTCCAAGTGATATGAGTCTGATTTATTTATATGAAAAAACACCACTTGGTTTACGATTTATTACTGGAGCAAATACGAAAGTAGAGCCTCATAGAAATGCTCAAGAGCAAGAAGAGTTTGATCGTTCCTGGATGGCTAAGGTTGAATTAGGTATTAAACAAAATAGAATTGATAGGTTCAATACTATGGAGAAAATATTAGAAGATCATGGTGTCTCTGCAGTTCAGCAAGGGTTTAAAATTCCAAAAATATCAGGTGTTAAAAGTACGTATCAAAAGAAAGGTGCAAAGCAAACTAGTATTGGAGCTTATGAAAAATCAATGAGCAATGTGGATACCACAGAACTAATAGACAATGATACTAGTGATTATGATGATTATTAATAATAAAGCCTCGAAAGTTCTTTAAGCGGAAACAAACGAGGCCTATAAATCAAATGCAAAGTTATGAATGAAAGTTCGAAATTAAAAATTAAATGTGCGCTCCAGGAGTATGTGGATCGTTACGACAGTCAAAACCAAGCTTCAAATACGCTTAGAGGCGTTTCTTCAGCAACGGTTTCACAATTACTTAATGGTAAATGGGAATTAATTAAAGACTCTATGTGGAGAAATGTAGCGTCACAAATTGGCTACAAAGAGCATACTTGGGTAGCTGTTAAAACTAGAGATTTTTTAAAGATTGAAAAAATATTAAGAGATGCTCAAAATACAAGTCAAGTTTTTGCCTTTACTGGAGCTGCCGGAAGTGGTAAATCTTTCACATTAAAACAATATACCAAAGAACATTCTAAATCTTACTTACTGAGCTGTAATGAATATTGGAATAAAAAAGATTTTTTAGGGGAATTATTAACTCAAATGGGTCGTGATTATACTGGTATGACTATTAACGAAATGATGCGTGAGGCAGTGAAAATTTTAAAATCTCAAAGCAATCCATTAATTATTTTGGATGAGGCTGACAAATTAGCTGATCAAGTACTTTATTTCTTTATAACACTTTATAACTTATTAGAAGATCACTGTGGAATTGTTATTTGTGCAACTGATCATTTACGAAAACGAGTACGGCGTGGTATTACTTTAAACAGACGAGGATACACTGAAATTTACTCAAGAGTAGGTAGAAAGTTTATTGAACTTAAAGGAGTTGGTTCAACAGATATCATTCAAGTATGTAAAGCAAATGGAGTTTCAAATTCGGCCGTAATTAAGGATATTATTGAAGATAGTCAAAATGATTTAAGACGTGTTAAAAGAAAGTTACACGCATTAAGAATGAAAGAATCAGAAGCCGCTTAATAACCCCTTAAATCAGCCTTAAATGATTAAAAAAAAACCTAAAGAGAAGGTTGATAAATTAAAGAAACCAAAAATCAAACGAGCAGTATCGGTTGATCAACTATTAAAAAAGAAGTTCATTGATATGCCTTTTAAAGGCAAATGGGAAAAATCATTTGGAATTCCTGAACGATCAGGAGTTTGGATAATTTACGGAATGAGTGGTAATGGAAAAACAAATTTTGCATTGCAATTGTGCAAGTACTTGTCCTTATTTGGAAAAGTGATTTATGATACACTGGAGGAAGGAGCTAGAAAAAGTTTTCAAATAGCAGTTAGAAGAGCGAATATGCGCTCTGCAGCTCGAAATTTTAAAATATTAAACAGAGAACACCTGGAGTTTCTTAAAATACGATTAAGAGCTCATAAAAGCTCACATATTATAGTTATAGATTCTATACAATACTCTGGTTTAAAAAAATCTGAATACATAGAATTAAAAGAAGAGTTTGATGATAAACTATTCATTTTTATAAGTCATGCAGAGGGAAAAAACCCGAAAGGAGCCTTAGCTGATTTTGTGAGATACGATGCTGATGTAAAAATTAGAATTGAAGGTCACAAAGCTTTCCCAACTAGCCGATACGGAGGAAATGAAGAATTTGTTATTTGGCAACAAGGAGCTCAAGATTATTGGGGAGACATAGAATAAAATTAAACTAAACACAATGAAAACAAAAATATTAATGGCACTAAATTATACTGAAAATGACTATGATAGACTTGTGCTAGAGTCTTTTATAGCTTGGTGTACAGCACACGTATATAGTAATAATCACTTTCAATTATTGCTAACAAACAACAACTTGTATAATTGGTATATGATGGAGTATGGAAAGCGTGAGAAGGCTTTTTTACACCTTGCAAAACCTTTTATTGGAAAATCTGCAATAACAGATTTAAGAGCCTTATATGATGATAAGACTGCTCAAATTATATTTTATCCTAAAGCAATATTGGATCAAATTTTATCAACTGCAAAACTGAACGATTTAAAGCCAATTCACAGACAACCATCAAGGTCTTCATATACCCTAAACTAAATGAAATTAGAACAAATAAATACTAGAATTGAATTACTAAGAGATGTATTTGCTTATTCATTGTTGCATAACAGAACTTTAAGCGTAGGCCAACGAATTTGTTTATCTCAAGAGAGAGCAGCTTTACTTACTTGTAGAGAGGATTTAAATTATGACTACAATACTAATGTTACTCCAAAATATAAATTGCCAAATCACTTAGATCTTAAAGTAAAAATAATTGAATTAAAAATTATTGAAACTAACTGGATTAAACCAAAATATGAATCACCATTTTAAACTCAAACACCAATGAAAACACAAACATTTAAATCAACAGACAAAACTTGGATTGATGAAGCTGAAGTATCAGTTCCATACAACAGAATTAACAAAGTAGAACGTTTGATGGAACGCTCATCAGCTAAAATTTTAAGAGAAGCATTAGCTGTAAATAAAAAACTTGTTGCTTTTAGAGATACTATTAGTGATTTATCTATGGAAGCTTACGAGGCATTTATGGAAGCTAAAAATAGTAAAAAACAAACCAAAGGGAATTTTACTTGGTACAACTTTAACAGATCTATAAAAATTGAAGTTTCAATTAGTGAAGCTATCCAATTTGACGATTTAACTATTGCAGCTGCTAAAGAAAAATTTGACGTTTTTTTAGATGAGAATGTTACTTCAAAAAATGATTTTGTGAAGCCAATGATTATTGATGCTTTTGAAACGCAACGCAATTCAAAACTTGATACTAAACGAGTACTTGGTTTAATGCGATATGAAGCTAAAATTAAAAACCCACTATTTTCTGAAGCTGTTAAATTGATCCAGGAATCAATAAGACGACCTAAAAGCAAAACGTACTACAGAGTTTGGGTAAAAGATGAAGAAGGTCAATATAAAAATATTGATTTAAACCTATCAAGCCTTTAAAAATGAGTGTAGAAGTACTACGAATTACAGATGAAGAGCTTGAGATAAATGGTAAGAAAATTTACAAAGATCAAAACGATAAGTGGATAGGTCAAAACCTAAACATAACAGAATCTAAAGCAGCAAATGAATACATAGCATCTTTAGAAAAGTTCATTGAAAATAAGAAAAAGTAAGTTGGGGCTGATGCTCCTATACGGAACGGTTCGGGGTTTTTATTCGAATTTCTACCTCGTTACATTTAAAGCGTTAGATGCGCAACTTATCCGTTAAGGGCGCACAAAATCTGAGCAACTTGGTCGGTACAGATGACTTACTTTTTTTACACATAGCAATTTTCCTCAAATCACTCTTCAGGTTTCCATAGGTGTAAATACCTGAAGAGTTTTTAAACACTTTAAAATGAAAATACTAAACTCACAAATAAAAAAAATACACACTTTACTTCCTCCAGGAATAAAGAATGATCCTGATCAGAAAAAGAACCTTATACAACAATATACTGGAGACTGGAATAAGACTAGTACAAAGGATTTAACATTGGATCAGGCAAATAGACTAATTGTTCGCTTTGGAGGTAAACCTATCACTTATGAAAACTGGGCATTTTTTGATCATACAAAAGCTTCACACCGAAATATTTTAAGCATATGCTCACAAATGAATTGGACAGTTTACGATAATGATAAAGGTAGATATTTTGCTGATTTATACCGCTTAAGCGAGTGGTTAAAGAGTGCTAAATCACCAGTTAAAAAGCCACTTCAAAAAATGACTCCAAAAGAGGTAAGCAAAATTATTGT